CGATCGTCGGCGCGGGCCTCTTGGCCGGCGCGCCGATCGGCCTTCAGCACGGCCTTAGCGTGCGACCCGCTCGAAGCGACACACATGCAGATAGCACCAAAGCATGACGTCGATCATCACGGTCCGGCGTGAAGCCGAAATTCTGCTGTTAACCGACGGGCTGGGACGGACGCTTGCGGAAGGTCCCGCCGTCGAGAGGACGAAGTGCGCGCTGATCCCGTGCGGCCCGGCGCTCCTGGCAGCTCGTGGAATGTACCATCTGCTCTTGAAGTTCGCGGCCGATTGCGTCGCCAACGGCCTTTCCTTCGACGGAATCAGGGCTCGCGGGAAGCAACTCCTGCTCCACTATGCGGAAGCGTCGGAAACATGGTCACCCGAGGAAAAGGTTGCATTCCAGGCGAGCGAGCTCTATCTCGCCGGCCTTTCGCAGAGTGAAGGTCTGGCTTCGTACATGGTTGCGATGGATGACCGGTACGAACACCGCGGCCGGCGCGCCTTTGAGTTTTACAAGATGCATGAGGCAATATCGATTGCGCCAGGCGGACCGGAAATCGAACCGCATCTGGAAGCCCTCGGTTATAGCCGGCCAAGCGCCGCCGAGTTCGATCCGCTCACCCATGGCGTGCAAATCATGAATGCCCAGCGCTCGGTTCCGGATTACGGCCACCTGATCGGCGAGCATATTCAGCTTTCATCGGTGACAGTCGACGGCACGGTCTCTTCAAGAGTGATCCATCCATGGCCCTCGTCTGCGGAGAACTGATGCGATACCTCGACGAGATTTCGAAGCCTGGCGAGCAAATGGAGACGTGAAATGCCACGAGGACCAAAGCCACAAGCAGCCGCGGTGCGCGAGCAGAAAATGCCGATCCGCAGTCCGCAGCGTAAGCATCCGGCCGCGCCGGAAATCGCAGTTCCGGCAGACGGCCTGCAGCCGCCGAAATGGCTCAAGCAAGAGGCTCTTGGCATCTGGAAGCGCCTGGCACCGCCGCTGCGCGCTTCGAAGCTTCTGGCGCAAGCCGACGTCGAGGCCTTCGCCCGCTACTGCCGCAATTTCGCGCGCTGGCTGAAGATGCAAAAGGACCTCGACAAGGAAGGCGAGGCCTACGAATCCGAAGGACAGTGGGGCAAGCTCAAGCGCGTCAACCCGTCCTTCCTGATCGCCGATCGCATCGAGCGTCAGCTGCTCGCGGCTGAAGATCGGTTCGGCCTCAATCCTGCAGAGCGGCAGCGCATCTTCGCCGCGCGCGCGGCCGCGGGTGCGCCGCTCGATCTGTTCGGATCATCGCAGTCGCAAGTCGAGCGGCGCGCAAACGATCCTGCCGCGCAGCCGACCCAGCCGGCCGAGCCCGAGGACGAGCAGCTGGTCGGATACCTCAACTGAGTTTCGATGACTGCGGAAATTGAAGATCGTGTAAATGAGACGGGACTTTCCGTCGATCGGCCGAAGGCGCTCGATGTATATCCCGATGCGACCTTCGACGGCGAGGTCTGGCGCGACGGCGAGTATTGGTACAGCGAACGCGCGGCGTCCAAAGCCGTTCGGTTCTTCGCGCGGCACCTCGTCTTCAGCGAAGGCGAATGGGCCGGCAAGCCCTTCATCCTCGAGCCTTGGCAGGAACACGACATCATTCGGCCTCTGTTCGGATGGAAGCGCGCCGACGGCACGCGGCGCTATCGCCGCGCCTATGTCTGGGTTGCGCGCAAGAACGGCAAGAGCGAGCTCGCTGCCGGCGTCGCGATCCTGATGCTGCTTGGCGATGCCGAACCTGCCGGCCAGGTGTTCTCGATCGCCTCCGAAGGAGACCAGGCTCGCATCGTGTTCCAGAAGGCGACCAACATGGTGGTTCGCTCGCCCACGCTGGCGCCAAAGCTGGAATGCCTGAACAAGGTCATCTATTCGTCGGACCTCAACGCATCGTTCAGGCCGCTGTCCGGCAAGCCGAAGGGTAAGCACGGCCTCAACATGTCGGGTCTGGTCGGTGACGAGATCCACGAGTGGCCGTCGGGCGATCTCTACACCTTCGTGCATGACAGCGGCGCCGCACGTCGGCAGCCGCTGGAGTTCCTGATCTCGACCGCCGGGCAGAAGGGCACGCACGGTGAAGAGGTCTACAAGGAATGCCAGGCGATCAAGGCGGGCGATATCGACGATCCCTCGACGCTGGTCGTGATCTATGCGCCGCACGAGGATGACGACTGGACCGAAGAGACGACCTGGCGCAAGGCCAATCCCAATTTTGGCAAGACGGTGAAGGTCGACGAATTCGAAACCGCGTTCAAGCGCGCGCGCCAGCTGCCGCGGCTCGAAAACGACTTCAAAAGGTATCGGCTCAATATGTGGACCGACCAGGCCGTCCGCTGGCTGCCGATCAATTCCGTCGACGACGAGGGCCGCAAGTTCGGCTGGGACCACTGCAAGGGTCCGATCGCATGGAACGATCCGCAGTTCGTCGAACGGCTGAAGGGCAAGAAGTGTTTCGGCGGTCTCGACCTGTCGTCGACGACCGACCTTTCCGGCCTCGTATGGTGGTTTCCGATTCAGCCGGGGCTTGACGTCCCCGTCGCGCTGCCGCGGTTCTGGAAGCCACAGGACTTGATCAAGGAACACGCCAAGCGCGACCGGATTCCCTACGATCGTCTTGTCACCGAGAAGGCCTTGTTCCAGACCCCGGGCAACGTCGTCGACTACGGCTTCATCGAGAAGCAGGTGCTCGACGACGCCGAGAGATTTCGCATCGCGCATTATGGCGCGCGCGAGCGCAAGGACCACGAAGGTGGACTTGCGATCGACCGTTTCAACGCCACGGGCACCGCCGTCCGCCTCGAGCAGGAAGGCATCCCGGTCGTGCTGTTCGGCCAGGGCTTCCTCTCACTCTCGGCACCGGCAAAAGAGCTGGAGCGGCTCGTCATGTGCAACGGCTTCCACCACGGCGGACACCCGCTGCTCAAACGCCACGCCCAGGCCGTTGCCGTCGAGCAGGATGCGGCAGAGAACATCAAGCCGACAAAGGCCAAGTCGAACGGGCGGATCGACGGAATCGCGGCGCTGGTGAATGCGCTGGGCATCGCCGAGAAGGGCGAGAAGCCGGCCCCGAAGTATCAGATGTTGTTCGTGTGAGCGGTCTAGTGCGCTGTCAGACGCGACATCAAAATCTGCGCGGCATACTGAGCGCGGGTATCTCTGTGGACCGGCTTTCCCGTGGCTTTGCACCACGCGAGAAAGCTCTCCGGATCGACATCGATCTTGGTCGGCATCTGTCCGGCAGTCTCAGCCTGATTGATCAAGCCTTCAATTTTAGCGAACCATCGCTCATAGGGCGGAAGCTGGTCGTCGATCTCCTGCCACCGCTTCCAGTCCTCTTTGCGAAGCCACGCAACGGCGACTTTGACCTTCGTCATGTCACTCCCTCTGGTCGGGATAGACAGGCTAGCGCAACTTTTAGACGTGCGAAAGCCGCCCGTGAGGGCTTGGCAAATCGCTGGTTTGGGTATGGGATGCCGGGCAGAGTGTGGAAACTCTCGCCTACAGGCTTGCCGGCCTGCGTAGGCACCAGGGCGTTGGCGGGGACGATCCTTGCCGGGATCAACCGCGTCAACGAATTAGAAACGTGCCGACATGACCGTCGGCGCGCTCGGCAGCACTATGTCGAGGGCGCGGCGGTTATACAAGACCCTTCGGGGGAAGGCCGTCGCAATCAGTCTCTGGCTGATTTTCCACGCTTCTCGGCGCCAGCGCTGTCCGCTGGCACCCCCGGCTGTGGAAGGCCGGTAATCCCAGAGCCCAACCCATGACCCATCAAATTGACGAATCGCGGCGCGACGATCTCGCGTCCGAGCATGTTCCGTCGGGCGTATCAGTATCGAGGAGAGTACTCATGAATAAGCTGGTTGCAATTCCAGTCGCCGCAGCTGCGTCCGCCATTCCGTTGTCACTCGCCGTCGCTCAACCCGCGACCGCGGCCGATCCGATCTTCGCTGCGATCGAGGCTCATCGCCATGCCTGTGCGATCAATACCCGATGCGCCGAACTCGACTGCGAGTTAACCGATGATGATCCGGCGAAACCAGCGGCTGAGATTGCCAGGAGCGAGTCGATCGACGTGATGTTCGATCTTGCTCTCAAATTGATTGAGACGCGGCCAACCACGGTTGCGGGTGCGGCGGCTCTCCTCAACTATGTTGGCGATGGCTACGACCGCACATGTCAGGAAGATTGGCGATTTCCAAACTACGCCGATCGCGGCGAGGAAGAAGATGGCGACACGTTCTACATTGCGGTCTTCAAGCACGTTGCCTCGGCGCTTACCACAACCGCTGTTGGCCAGATTGGCCAAAGAGATCCTGCGGCGGCACCGGCAGCAGCAGAGAGACCTGCCAGACCTGTCGGCGACATCGAGGAACAAAACGCCCAGCTGATCGCGCTAGGACAGCGATACGAGGTGCTTCTAGACAAGTATTATGCTGCTCACGCGGCTTGGTCGCGTGGCGACATTGATGATCCGTCCCATGCCGAACCCACAAGCCACGACGATTTGAGATATGTCGCCAGAGAAATGAGGAAGCTTCCCATCACGTCGCTTGAGGGTCTTCGCGCCAGAGCCTTGCTGACATTCCAAGAGGTAGCGCCACTTTCTCGCAATGATGTCGAATATCATTTTGGAAGTGACTTCGCATTTCAGGAGCTCTTTTGCGCCGTCATGGATGTCGTCGGTCTCTCCGACAAGTTGACGGCGACCAGTGTGGCGACCGGATTCGTGATGCCGCCGCTTTGGGTCGATGACGGGGAGGAGGAGGATGCGGACGCGGAGGCCTGAGAAGGCTTTTTGCTATCATAGGTTAGGGCTGCTATGCTTGCCCTCGCTTTGGGGTGTGTTCTCGGATAGCCGTGATGGGACCGCGTAGCTCAGGCTGCGCTATACAACCGGCGAAGGTGATACCAGCTGACGAAGCACAAAATCTCCGCCCCTTAGAATGCATCAGAGCCCGGCATGGAAACGTGTCGGGCTTTCTTGCTGTTTATAGGGGCGGTTCTTTCGTCGCGCCGTCCTATCGTCCTTCATCCGGACGTATCCTCCCTATGCCTTGGGCCGGCTTGTGTGGTGTCCCAATCTCCCGATCCGATTACCGATCTCGAAAAGGCGCGCTGGTATGCGACCGTGTACAGAAATGGGTACAGGTAGGCGTCATTTCCATAACTAATTGAATTATATGATGTTTTGTCTAAAATTGGCGGAAGGGGTGGGATTCGAACCCACGGTACCCTTGCAGGCACGCCGGTTTTCAAGACCGGTGCCTTAAACCACTCGGCCACCCTTCCGTCTTTGAGAGATCAGGCACTTAGCCGAGCTTCCTATCGAACGCAACGCGAACTTGGGCCCAACCGGGGCCCAAAGCAAATTGCGAGCGCCTCGAACTACCGGAACGTGTAGTCTGGCTGCAACATTGGGGGAATGGCCTGCACCCGGTTCCGAAGACACCAAGTTAAGGTGTTTAATGGAGCAGGAGGCAGACCATGGAGAGACGACGGTTTATAGCGACGGCACCAGCTCATACACGTCGGGAAACACCACGACATTTAACGATGGCAGAAGCTGTTATCGTTCCGACAGCACCACCACCTGCAACTAAGTTGTCGCAAATTCGCGGTGGGTCTCCTTTCAGGGGATAAGAAAGCCCGCGACGGGGCACGCCGCAACATGCACACGTTCTTGTTCGGCAGCTATGACCTGATCTTGGCATCCGAGGAGGAGGACCTGATCCGAGACGTTGGCTATGATATGCACAAGGCCAGGACGAAACTCGCAAGGGTGCAGCACCTACTGCGGCGCTCGCCGACGGGCGGCTCAGCAGATCGAACTGCTTACCTCGGTGGAGGCGAAGTTGGCCGGGGCAATCGTCGCCGCGGCGCTGCTCTCGATGGTGCACCGATGAATGAGAACAGCAACATCGTAAAATTCACTCGCCGCAAGCAATCCAGGTCCGTGCCGTACTCATCCGCGGAATTCGCTGCCCACCTCAACGAGCTCGGGATCGAGGAGCGGCTAGACCTGGCCGACAAGTTGGAGGGCATTGCCGCGGCAATACGGCGGGCGCCAAGGCGGGCTACCGATGAAGCGCCGCGACGATCGCACCGGAAGCGTAACCGGCTGGCAGCTCATGCCCGCCGGCTGCGCAGATAGCTAGATAGCAGGCCCGGGGCCGTAGCCCCGGGCCTTTCCGCATTACGGTCCTACGAAACCGGGAGTGAGATCGATGCCGGCATAGGTCGCGCAAACCAG